TTTACAAATGTACGCAAATGGGTTGTTAACAATCTTGACAACGATTCTGTTCGTCTTCTTCGTAGGATTTATGATAATCTCTATGATTATGTTGAAGGGAGTAGTATACCTCATGTTGTGGTTGTTTTGGGCGAGTACCAGTATAAAGCAGCGTTTGTTGCCGACCAAGAAATCAACATGCTTGCCTGTCTGACTGAAATAATGGCTAGGGCAAAATTCAAATGAATGTTTCTGGAGGCAATCGTGAGAGACTCGACTTCTATAAATCGTGAGTGATATGTATAATCTGAAGAATTATCTAAATGCGATTAATTATACAAAGGAACCGCTTCTAGACACAGAAGATGATCAGTGGGAAAAGAAATATCCTCCATTCATCATTAACAGGTGCTTAGCTCCATTTCCTGATACTATTCAATTGGTGAACGAAATTAATCTACTATACCATCTTGATAAGAAACTTCAGTTTGATTTTCTCATAAATAGTATCAGAGCAAGGAAAAGATACACTCCTTGGATGAAGGCGAAGAAATTAGAGAATCTAGAATATGTTAAAGAGTATTATGGATATAATAATGAAAAGGCTAAATCCGCTCTTGATATATTGAATGATGAACAAATTTCTGCCATAAAAACAAAATTAAATAAAGGTGGAAGAGATGGAAGAAGTTAAGTGGTCACAGGAGCAGATGCTTGAAATCAGTTTGAAAGAACCTGATGATTTTTTGAAAGTACGAGAGACTCTATCTCGTATAGGTGTTGCTTCTAGAAAAGAAAGAAAACTATATCAATCCTGTCATATACTACACAAGCAGGGGAGATATTTTATTGTGCATTTCAAAGAGCTCTTTGCGTTGGATGGAAAACAAACCAATCTATCAGAGAATGATATAGCACGAAGAAATACAATCGCAAAACTTTTGGCAGATTGGGATTTGGTGAAAGTGTTGGGTGTTCCAGATCCTGTTGCTCCATTGAGTCAAATAAAGGTTCTGTCATATCGGGAAAAGATAGATTGGACACTAGAAACCAAATACAATATCGGTAAAAAAAGAGAGGCCTAAAGTTTTGGAAAAGTTTAAATCATACATCACAGAAGAAAAAAAAGATAAAATAACAATTTTAATCTTGACTAGCTCAACTTCAACGAAACCAGAAATTGTTACTGGTATGTTGATGACTAGCTGTAAAAAGCTTGGATTAGATTGTTACCAAATTATAACTTCTGAAGCTTGGATATCAGATAATGATATTGAAAAAGGCAGTATTATTATTAAAAATTATGACGGTGAAGATGAAGATATTGCAATAGAAACTTTTTCTACTATAGTATTTGTTAGAGCAGGAACTTTAGATACTGAAATCGGACTTGCTCTTCTAAGTGCATTACAGCATTCTGGTTGTTTTATGATTAATACTAGGAACGGTATGTTAACATGTGATAACAAGATGTCAACATATATGACTTTTGAGCGTAACGGTATTAATACTCCAAGAACATCTTTGGTAAATAATAAGAAAAGTGTTTTTGATGCTCATAAAAGAATTGGGGGGAAATTTCCTGTTATTATTAAAACTCTTACAGGAACTCAAGGTATCGGTGTTTCCAAAGTTGAAAATATGGAATCTATGATATCCGTTATACAATCACTTTGGAAATTTAAAGCTCCTCTTTTAATTCAAGAATTTTTAGATATAAAATTTGATGTGAGAACAGTTGTTTTAAATGGCAGAATTATCGCATCTACTAAAAGAATAAAACCAGAAAAAGATTTCCGTTCTAATAGACATATGGGGGCAGAAACAGAGCCCTATATTTTAAATGATAAAGAGAAGGGGGTGATTATTGCTGCGGCTAGAGCTACTGGAGCTTATATGGTAGGTGTAGACCATGCTCTATATAAAGATAAAATATATGTTTTAGAATGTAATGGCTCACCCGGTCTTGGTTCTCAATTTCAAAATTATGATATTACAAAAATTCCACAAGAACCTACTAAGAAAGGTAATATAATAGATTTTGTAATTGAATATCTACAAAATCCCTTACATAGATTGCCTTCTTTTGATCAAGAATCTGGCTATCATGAAACTTTAGAGATTGAGGGTTATGGCCCCATTCGAGCAAAATTTGATACAGGAAATGGGACGAATGCTTCAATGTTTGATGTTGATAAAATTGATATACAAAGGAAGACGGTGAAATGGGAAAAGGATGGAAAAAAATTTACCAATAAATTAATAGGAATTTCTAAACCTACTCATGTTGGAAAAATAGATGAGAGGCCTATTGTTAATGTCAAAATTACATTTAATAATATGGTTTATGAAGATGTTCCTATAGGGCTTTCAACTAAAGATTCTGCTAGTACATTTCTTGTAAATAGAGATTTATTGGCAAGATTTAAAGTATCTGTAAATCCGAAAAGAAAGTTTGTATTATCTGATTGGTCTGCTAGATCAGATAAATCAGATAATGTTACTTGACTTTTAATCTAAAATATGATATAGTTACTGTATGAATTTCTACACAAATGTTCTTCATTATAACAATGATCTTCTTATTCGTGAGATTAAGAACGGAGAGCGCGTTAGCAAGCGGGTTAAGTATTGCCCTACTCTCTTCGACCTCGTAAAAACTAATGAAGAAACTGGCTACAAAACTCTGGACGGTAAGAGTGTTCTTCCCCATAAGTTTGACTCCATTAATGAAGCCAAACAATGGATTACCAATCGTGAAAATCAAAATATAGTTTATGGCAATACACAATATCCTTATTGCTGGATTTCCGATGAATTTCCAGGCCGCATTGATTGGGATTTAGATAAGATATTGATGGTCACGATTGATATTGAAGTTGAATGTGAGAATGGCTTTCCAAAACCAGAAGATGCTGCAGAACCTCTGCTAGCTATTACAATTAAGAATCACCAGAGCAAACACATTGTGGTGTGGGGCCGGGGTAAGTTTAATAATACTCGTAATGATGTAACATATATTGAATGTGAAAGTGAAAAACATCTAATTAAGGAATTTCTCGCCTTCTGGGAAAAGCATACGCCTGACATTATCACTGGTTGGAATATAGAGTTATTTGATATTCCTTATATTTGTAATCGCATTAATAAGGTATTTGATAAAAGAGAGGTCAAGCGGTTATCGCCTTGGAAGAATGTGTTTGATCGTGAAGTATACCAGATGGGCCGTAATCATCAGGTATATACACTTGATGGTATTTCAATACTTGACTATTATGATTTATATCGCAAGTTTACATATACTAATCAGGAATCCTATAGGTTAGATTATATTTCTTGGGTGGAATTGGGTGAAAAAAAGGTCGGAAATCCCTTTGATACTTTCCGTGAATGGTATACCAAGGATTTTCAGTCATTCATTGAATATAATATTAATGACGTTGAACTTGTTGATAAGTTAGAAGACAAGATGAAATTGATTCAATTATGTCTGACAATGGCATACGATGGTAAAGTTAATTTTACAGATGTTCTTGGCACGGTTAGGTATTGGGACATTATTATCTACAACCATCTTCGCAGCAAGAATATTGTTATTCCACAAAAATCAAAAAACACAAAAACAGAAAAGTTTGAAGGCGCTTATGTGAAAGAGCCGCAGATTGGAATGCATAAGTGGGTTATGAGCTTCGATTTACATTCCCTATATCCTATGCTCATGATTCAATATAATATTTCGCCAGAAACTTTGGTAAATGGTGGAGGTGAACCAGCAGAAGGAATGGTAGATAAAATTCTGGACGGTAAAATGATAAATGCTACAGAATATTGCATGACACCAAACGGTGCTTTCTTTAGGAAAGATAAAAAGGGATTTATGCCGGAATTAATGGAGAGTGTATATAATGAGCGTGTTAAATATAAGAAACTTATGCTTGAAGCTCAGCAAAAATATGAAGATACTAAAGACCCGGCCCTCCTCAAAGACATTTCTCGTTACAACAACATCCAAATGGCAAAGAAGATTTCTCTTAATTCTGCCTATGGGGCAATTGGCAATTCTTGGTTTCGCTATTTCAATCTTATGGTCGCTACAGCAATTACAACTTCTGGCCAGTTATCTATACGATGGATTGAAAAAGATCTTAACATATATCTCAACAAACTCTTGGGCACGGAAAATGAAGATTTTGTTATCGCAGCTGACACCGATTCAGTTTATATCACTTTTGACAAGTTGGTTAATAAGGTGTTTAAAGATGGAACAGAAACTTCAAGAATCATCGATTTCTTGGACACGATTGCAAAGGAGAAGTTGGAACCTTTTATTGATAAGAGTTATCAGGCTCTTGCTAAAATCGTCAACGCCTACGACCAAAAAATGACAATGGGCCGA